AGCAACGGATGCTGTATCTTTTACATGTGCTCCTAATCCTCCAGTAGCAGGTTTAACATTTACAACAGGAGTTGGAAGCTGTACTATAACAGGAACACAAACGGCCCATACATCAGCAGCCAGTAATTCTTTTACAATTACAGCAACAGATGCACAGGGACAAACTTCAGGTAGAACATTTAGTGTTTCGTGGAGCTTTGAAATAGAAGGATCAGGAGGATTTAATTAATGGCTACTACATATTTATCAGATACACAAGCTACTCCAACTAATAACAAAAAATGGACTTGGTCATCATGGTGTAAATTTTCAGGAACAGGAGAACAATATATTATGTCTGCTTATACTGATGCAAATAATAATACTAGTATAAGATTTTTAGATGCTACTAATAGATTAGATTTTCAAAATTATGTTAGTTCTAGTGATGCAGGAAGATTAAAAACAACTAGATATTTAAGAGACCCTGCAGCTTGGTATCATATCGTCTGCATCTTTGATAGTGATAATGTAACTTCAGGAGATAGACAACAAATTTGGATTAATGGTGTAAGAGAAACTGTTTTTGATACTGAAACTTATCCTGGTTCAGGTGCAGCTTCTATTTTAAATGCAAGTGGTATTGTAGCTGAAGTAGGAAGAAGAAGTGATAGTGCAAATATGTTGAATGGTGAATTAGCTCATACTCATTTCTGTGATGGTCAAGCTTATCCAGCTTCTACATTTGGAGAAACAGATTCAACTTCAGGAATATGGGTAGCAAAAACTTCACCAACAGTAACCTATGGAAACAACGGATTCTTTTTAAAATATGCATCAGGAGCTTCAGGAACAGACAGTTCAGGTAATAGTAATGACTTTGCTGTTACAGGAAATTTCACAAATGTAAAAGATAATCCTGATAACAATTTTGCGACAATGAACCCATTAGATAATTATTTAACTGCCGCAACATTTACTGATTGTAATACTACTATTACAACATTAGCTAGTAATTCTACTTTTGCAACAGGAACTTTTGGAAACAATACAGGAAAATGGTATTGGGAAGCAAAAAATACAGCAGGAAGTTCAAAGTATAATGATATTGGAATTTCAGCAGCTTCACCAACTTCTTCAGGTTCTGATTATTTAGGATATAAAAGTACTGGTTGGGGTTATCAAGGTATAGATGGAAATAAAAGAAACAATGGTTCAAGCACTTCTTATGGAAATACATTTGATGTTGGAGATATTATTGGAGTTGCTTTAGACCTTACAAATAATAAATTATATTTTTCAAAAAATGGTGTTTGGCAAAATAGTGGAGTACCTACATCAGGTTCAACTGGTACAGGTGCTATATCAATAGCTAATGACACTTGGCGACCTGCGGCAGGAGATGGTTATAATCAAGCAGTAACTTGGCAATTTAATTTTGGTAACGGATATTTTGGAACAACTTCTCATGGAGAAACAAACGCAGATGATGCAGGAATAGGTCTTTTTAAATATGACGTACCTGCAGGATACTATACACTTTGCACAACTAATTTAGGAGACCAATCATAATGGCAGCTTATATTTCATTTCAACCATCAGATTATTTCGCTACAAAACTTTACACAGGTAATGGTAGTACAAATGCTATTACAGGCGTTGGATTTCAACCTGATTTTACATGGCTTAAAAAACGTAATGGTGTTAAAGGTCATAAACTATTTGATAGTCCAAGAGGGGTTACTAAAATAGTACAATCAAGTGCCACTAGTGCAGAAGAAACTAGTGCTACTTCTTTAACAGCTTTTGGAGTTGATGGATTTACATTAGGTGCGGCAACTGCAACAAATAGTAATACTGACACTTTTGTTTCTTGGAATTGGAAAGCAGGTACATCAACTGGTCTTAGTTTTTCAGCAGGAGATATAACACCTTCAGCTTATTCAGTAAATACAACAGCAGGCATAGGAATTTATAAATATACAGGAGATGGAACAGTTGGTGGAGATACAGTAGCACATAATTTAGGAGCTACACCAAAAATTTTAATGGTTAAACAACTTACTGATGCTTATAATTGGGCAGTTCAACATGGTTCAATAGCTAATACTAACATATTAAATTTAAATACTAGTGATGTAGCAGCGGCTAATGATGCTTTTCATAATACATATCCTACTTCTACTCTTATTACTTTGGGTTCTAGCACTTATACAAATGCGGTGGCAGGAACTAAACAGTATGTGATGTATGCTTTTGCTCCAGTCAAGGGGTACTCAGCTATTGGAAGTTACATAGGAAATGGAAATATAGATGGACCATTTATTTATACAGGATTTAGACCTGCTTTTGTTATGATGAAAAGAGATGCTAATAGTGAAGATTGGCATTTATACGATGATAGAAGAGAAAATTCTTTTAATATAGCAAACAAAACATTAGACCCTAATAACACTAATGCTGAATACACGATTGCAGATGGAGTAGACTTTTTAGCTAATGGATTTAAGTGGAGAGCAACAGCTAGTGCTTTAAATGGTAGTGGGTCAACCCATATTTATATGGCATTTGCAGAATATCCACTAGTATCTAGTAACTCTAAAGCTGGCACAGCGAGGTAGCTTGTGTTATTTGGTCATGCCTCTTTTTGCGAAGTACCTTTTTCAACACAAGGTATAGAGTTTAGATTAGTTGATGTTACTGGTGTTCAAGTTAATACATCATTAGGTAGCTCAACAATAACAGGTCAAGGAATTGTTACTGTAACAGGTACAGAAGTGGCAGTTGCCTTAGGAACGGCAATCGCTACAGAAGGAAGAGAAGTAGTCGTTTCAGGAGTTGAAGTTTCTGTTCAATTAGGAACAGATATAGTCATCTCAGGAGACGCAATAGTTACTGTAACAGGTAACTTATTAAGTTTAAATCTTGGTACTGTGACCGTTGTTGTAGAAACAAACGTTTTAGTATCTGGAGTTCAGTTGCAAGTAAACACAGGTAGTGTTACAGTCTCAGGAACTGCGACAATTACTGTAACAGGTAATGAATTAACATTATCTACTGGAGAAGTAGTAGCACAACCGTGGACTAAAGTAGACGCGGATAACAACAATTTGTGGACAAGAGTAGATTAGGAGATAAAAAATGGCGTCAACATATACAACAACACTAGGTGTTGAAAAAATGGGTGCTGGAGATCAATCCGGTACATGGGGAACAACAAGTAATTTTAACTGGGATATCATTGATAGACTTATCGGTTACAGTAGTGTTACTGTTGGATCAACCTCTCAGACTTTAACAATAAGAGACGCGGCACCAAGTTCAGGTTCTAGCAATGTTCAAACAGGAATGTATAGAGCAATTACATTTGTTGATGCTGGAGATCTTGGAGGCACTGCCACACTTACAATTGCTCCGGCTACAGCGACAGCTTATTTTATTGTTCGAAATAGTTTATCAGCTTCAAGAAGTATTACTTTTACTCAAGGAACAGGAGCAGTAAATTTTACTTTACCGAGTGGTAAAGATGCAATTATTTATGCAGATGGTAGTGATGAAGTTCACAGTGCCATGAAAGATCCACAATTTACAACAATCGATACAAGCGGTAATGCTAATATTCAAGGAGCATTAACTTTGGGTACTGATTTAACTGTTCCTAATGGTGGAACAGGCGTTTCTACATTTACAACTAAAGGAATTTTATATGGTCAAGGAGCCAGTGCTGTTTTAGTTACAGCAGCTGGAACTGAAAACCAATTACTACAAGCAAACGGTTCAGGAGTTCCTGGATTTGCAACAGTCACTGGATTAAATCCAGCAGGTACTATTGTAATGTTTGCAGCAACTTCAGCACCTACGGGATATTTACCTTGTGATGGAGCTGCTATTAGTAGAACAACTTACGCAACTTTATTTTCAGCTATCAGTACTTCTTACGGAGCTGGAGATGGATCATCAACTTTTAACGTTCCTAACTTACAAGGAAAATTTCCAATAGGATATGATGGTGGAAGTTCTTATGGCTTAGCTGCCACAGGAGGAGCAACATCTGCTTCTTATACACCCGCGGGAACAAATGCTGGAACAGCTTTAACTGAAGCAAACTTACCAGCCCATACTCACGATACTTGGGGAAACACTTGGCCAACAGGATCATGGACAGGTGGTACAGGAACAACTCAATCAAGTGTTACGCAAACAGGTGGATCTTTAACTTCTACATCTACACTTAGAACACTAGCAACGGGATCGGGAACTACTCATACACATACCTTCGCAGGTAGTGCAGCTACGATTGCTACCTTATCTCCTTATCTAGTGACAAATTATATAATTAAGACCTAAGGAGTCTACATGGCATTAACTGCTATTAAATTAGAACCAGGAATTAACAAACAGTTAACAGAAACCGGTGCACAAGGTCGATGGACCGATTGTGATATGGTTCGTTTTCGTTATGGACTTCCAGAAAAAATTGGTGGTTGGACACAAGTGGGCGGATCAACTATTATTGGTGCTCCAAGAGCACAACAGCCTTTCCTTTCTTTAGAATCAGAAAAATTTGATTCAGTCTGTACTAATAAAAAACAATATATTTATCAAGATAATGACACAACATTTTATGATGTAAGTCCACAACGTTATGGAGCTAAGGGACATACTGGAGCAGCGCAAGCAGTAACGTTTGATATTGTAAGTGGAGAAAAAACAGTTACGGTTAATCTAACCGCCAATGGATGTGTAGTTGGAGATTTTGTTACATTTGATTCTGCTGTATCACCAGGAGGTGGATTTACAACAGGAGAATTAGATAAAGAATTTGAAATACAAACCATAGCAACAAATGAATTTACTATTTTAACGACACATACTTCAAGTGCCACGGCTAACGCAGCAGGGTCCGCGAATGCTACCCTTCAATTAAACACAGGAGATGCAACTTCTGTATTAGGATTTGGTTGGGGTGCAGGAACCTGGAGTCAATCCACATGGGGCACAGCAAGACCAAGTACTGTATCAGTTGATGCTGCTAATTGGTCTTTAGATTTATATGGAGAAGATATAATTGCTACGCAGTTTAATGGTGGAACTTATATATGGGATACAAGTTCTTTTAAAAGTAGCATGCTACCTATGATTAATTTAATTGATTATGATTTATCAGTGGCAGCTCCTTATTTTACGAGAAATAAAAACACAGCGACCTTACCCCATAAAAGTTTATTTAGTTTAGTATCAACACCAGACAGACATTTAGTTTTATTTGGAACATCTGATTTAGGATCATCAAGTAATCAAGATCCCATGATGGTTAGATTTTCAAATCAAGAAGACATTACAGAATTTTCCCCTAAATCAACAAACACAGCGGGGTTTCAAAGATTATCCGATGGATCAGAAATAAGAGCGGCCGTCCGTTCAAGCGGACAAATTTTGATTTGGACAGACACATCAGTGCATGCAATGCAATTTATTGGTCCTCCATTTACTTTCGGATTTAAACAGCTTGGTAGACAGTGTGGATGCGTTGGGCAACATGCGGCTGTAGATGTGGATGGTGTCGCTTATTGGATGGGAGCTTCAGGTGGATTCTTAAAGTTTGATGGCTCCGTTCAAACCATCCCATGTACAGTAGAAGACTATGTCTTTAATGACATAAGATTAGTTCCAGAAATTTATGCGTCAGTTAACTCTGACTTTAATGAAATTAGTTGGTTCTATCCAAGTTCAAACTCTAACGAAATAAACAGAGTAGTAACTTATAACTACATGGACGACGTATGGGCAGTAGGAACTTTAGCTAGAACATCTTGGGCAGACAATGGTGTATTTGCTAAGCCTTATGCTACTGATTATTCTCCTACCTCTACAGCTACGGCAACACCTACCGTTCAAGGAGTTACTTCAGGAAGAGGAAATTTATATGCACAAGAAACAGGCAACAATGCTAATGGAGCTGCTTTATCTTCTACATTAACTTCAGGTTATTTCTTTTTAGAAGAAGGAGAAAACCTAATGTCTATTTCTAGATTTATTCCTGACTTTAAAAACTTAGCAGGGACCGTGGATGTTGAATTAGAATTTGTAAACTATCCAGCACAGACACCTGTAGATAGTAAGTACTCACCTTTCACTATTACTCCAACAACTCAATACAAAAGTACAAGAGCTAGGGGAAGACAAGGAAGTTTAAAAATTTTAAGTACAGCACTCAATGATACATGGAGATTCGGAACCTTTAGAGCTGACATCAAACCAGCGGGGAGACGTTAATGCCTTTTCAATCTGAGAAACAAAGAAGATACATGCATGCTAATTTACCAGAGATTGCTCAAAGATGGGAAAACGAATATGCTCGTGGTGGTATTGCAAGATTAGGTTATAAACAAGGAACTCCAATGCAAGGGGGAGTTAAAAATTATCTTGGTAATCAAAAAACTGTAGGTAATGTACCTCTTAAATGGCAATCAGGACCCGATGCACCTGATACAGAATTAGCTTATATTACAAAAGCAGAAAAAAATTTACTTCTTAAAAAAGATTTACACGGGTCATTAAAAAATGGACCTAACACAGGACCTGAAGGTATTATGTCTTTGGATTCTCAAGGAGACAAAGGTACCTACGGTAATACTGGTCAAACTCATAGTGGAAATGAAAGATATTCAAGAAACGTTCAGACTACTCGTCCTAATCCTCACACTAAATCAGGATCTTCAGCCACTACAGTAAAAACTAAATCATTTACACCTAAAGATCATTTTACACATTCTTATACAGGAGATGGTTTTTTTGGAGGAAAATACAAAAAATTAAGAACACCTGGAGATACTTCAGGAGGACACCAAAATAATTTTATGGGAGGAATAGGAAATCTTTTAAGATTTTTTAATCCTATGCAGCTACTAGGAGGTTTTATTGATAACCCTTTAATGAGAGGTATTTTTTCAGGAGTCGTGAATAATGCAGGAAAATTTAAAAAAGGTATTAATGAGTTTAGCGAACATGACACCCTAAAGAGTTATTTTAATAGAAATAAAAACATAGATATGTCTGAATTTAATGATAAAGGTCTTTATACGGACACAGTAAAAAATGAAGGAATTAAAAATGATCAATTATTAGCAGATAATTTTTCTGATATGAGAATAAAAGATACTTCTTTTAACGATGATAATTTAGATTTTATAAGTGGAATTGACGATAAGATGGCTCTTAATAATTATTGGGGTGAGAATTATAACTATCAAAATGGAATGTTAAACACTCCTGACAAACCTGTGATACAGAATTATCCAGCGAAAATGACATCATAATGGCACAGAAAATTATAACACTAGGATTTCCAAGAGCAGCTAAAGAATACGATGCTTCTCAAATAAACCAATTGGTTAATACTTTAGATCAAATAGTACAACAATTGAATACAACATTTAGTAATGAGATACCTGAGCACGAAGCAGAACAAAGAAGATGGTTTTTTAAATAATGGCTACAATTTATAAAAATGATATAACAGCGATCACAGCTACAGGATCAGATGAGGTTTTTTATACCTGTCCTTCAGGATCAACAGCTATTATTAATACTATTTTTGTTTATAATGGGTCGGGAGGAGCTACTGATTTTACTTTGAGCTTACATGATACATCAGCCGGAACATCAGCTAGGATATACTTCAAATCTACCTTAGCTAATTTGGCCACAGACACAGTTTTAGGCTCAGGAAACGTTGTAGTTCTTGAGGATTCTGATATACTAAAGATTAACACAACAGCACAGCCACTAGATATAACGGTGAGTGCATTACAAATAAGTAGGACTTGATTTAAGGAGTAAATATGAGTAATAATGAACAAGAATACAGAGTAGTTAATGGAGTAAGTGTTCCAGTACTACCTGCCAAAGCTACCGTTACGGTCAAACATAAAAGAACAGGTGCAGCTTACGAAAGTAAGGAGCACTTTGATACGGATGTAGCCAATCCAGAAACAGACACAACAGATAATGATTTTAGACAAGACGTACATATCAAAGTAGCAGAAGTAGTACTTAAGGAATAATATGCAAAGTATCAATCAACCACAAGCATCACTTATTGCAGGAATGCAATCAAACCCACAAGGAATAGCTTCCTTACAAGGACAGCCTTTTGATCAACAATTAGGTGGAAGAGGTATGTATGCTGGCGGTGGAACAGCTATTGGTGGTGGAAACTTTACTGGAATCCCTATGGGTAACAGAACAGGTTTTGGATTACTTAAAAAAATTAAAAACAGAGTCATGAAATTAATCCCTAAGGAAATAGCTCCAGCTATGATGGCTGCAGCTCCTTTCATGGGACCTATAGCAGGTCCAGTCATGGGTGGTTTAGGTTCTTATAAAGCAACTGGTAAAATTAATCCTTATGTAATGGCAGGTGCCATGGCACCCCACATTAGATTTGGTGGTAACACAGGAGTTGGTTATGGAAACTGGGGTGGAGGTTCAAGCATTAGAAATCTTTTAACTGGTGCTGGTAGAGGAACAAGTGAAGGAATTTTAAATACTAAGTATGGAAATTTTGGTGAAAAATTAGATGCAAGAATGTTTGGAAAAGCAGGTGATGCTGGAAGTAAAGGAATCTCTCCTTTTAGTGGAGAATACAGAGCCCCTACTGATGCTATAGAAGGTATATTTGATGTAGGTGGAAAGACTCTTAAGAGTGGAGACCTTATGGAAATGTTAAAAGGAAAAGCTTTAGGTAAAGGTAATCTTTTAGACAAAGGTACAAGATTAGAAGCACTATTTAGATCGTCTAGCAATTATGCAGAGCTACTTAAAAATGCTGCTCAACAAAATATTCCTGAGGAAGCAATTGTCGCGGCTGGTATTACAGGTGAAGATGATTTTACTAAATGGTTAAATTCACAGTCAGCAATTGAAACAGATCAAGTTGCACTTGAAGGAAATGCACAAGGTGGTTTACCAAGAACAAGATATGCAATGGGTACAGCACAGTTTCCTAAACTATCTACAAGACAAGGTTTAGCATGGGGTAGTGACAAAGGCGAAGGCTTAGGTGGTCAAGAAGTTGAAGCTGACATGAGATATGAGGGCGGCTTTATGCCTTATGGTGAAGAACCTAAAGCAGATGATGTCCCAGCAAGATTAAGTAAAGATGAATTTGTCTTTACAGATGAAGCAGTAGCAGGCGCAGGAGATGGAGACATTAATGTAGGCGCTGAAAGACTGTACAATGTAATGAAAAATTTAGAACAAGGTGGTAGACTTTCAGAAGAATCTGAAGGTATAGCTGCACAAGAAATGGGAGCAATGATATAATGGCTGAGAATATTAATATAACAAAACCCGCACCGTATATAGAAGCGGCAGGGAAAGATGTTTTACAATCCGCAAGAAACGTTGCAGGAACGGCACGAACTCAAACTCAAATGGGGGTTCCGTCCCAAGCTACCTTTGATCCTTTTTCACAACAGGCTCAATCATTAGCTGCATCTCAAATGGGATTAGGTTCCTTTACAAGAGACGCAACAACAGGAGCAGTTACAGGTATTGCTGGTACACCAGGTGTAGCAGGATACGAACAATATTTATCAGGAGCAGGAGGAATTAGTGCTCCTACTTATACTGCACAACAACTGATGGGACCAATGGGAATGGGAGCAGGATCTCAAGGTGAAGCCTACATGAGTCCTTATCAAACCGCAGTTAAAGATGCAGGGCTAGCAGAATTTGATGCACAAAAATTAAGAGATCAACAAGGAATAAATTATAAAGCTTTACAAGCAAATGCATTTGGTGGAGGTAGACACGGTTTAGCTGAGTCGGACTTCTTAACACAGTCTGCATTGGATCGTCAAAGAATTGCTTCAGGATATGATCAACAAGGATATACTGATGCACTGGCACAAAGAAGTGGAGACTTTGGAAATTTAACTGGGTTAGCAGAACAAACTCAGAAACAAGGATTAACTCAATTAGCTGGTCTAGGATCATTAGGACAACAAGGACAATCTTATGGCCAAGCAGGTATAGATACTTTAGCACAAGGAAATAGAATGATGGGTCAAGAACCAATGGATAGAGTTGGTTGGTATGGAAACTTAATTTCTCAACTTGCTGGTGGAATGCCAGGTCAATCAACACAATCAGTCCAACCTCAAGGAAGCCCTGCTATGCAGGCAGCTCAAACAGGTTTAGGTGTTGGTAATATCTTTGGCACGTTAAAAAATATTTGGAATACATAATATGAAAACATTAACAAGACCTATGTTTAGAATGGGAGGAACGCCTGTCTCTGATGGTGTAGGTATTACATCTGGTTTAAATAGAAATAATTATGCAGGGGGAACGGAAGGTCATATAGAAGATATTCAAAAAAAAATAATGGAGAAACCTAAGTATGGTTTTACAGATGTCATGGCTGATGCTTATGAAACTTCTAAAGGAGCTACTGATTGGAGAGATTGGATTAATCAAGCTTCGGATAAAGCTTTAGAATATAGAGCTGAAGAAGACGCAAGACCAGCTGAACAATTAGAACAACTTATAAAAATTCAAACAGGAAAAACAAATCGTTTAAAAGCAACAACAGATCCGACTATTGTAGGAAGACAAAACATGTTAGTTAAAGTTACCGAAATGATCAATACGTGGAAAAACGCAAATCCTGGAGGCAGTGTAGAAGATTTTTTAGAGTCGGGTAATCAATTAGAAATTGATGCTTATATAAGAGGAGCTAATCCGTCTTTCCCAGGTATAGCATCAGTATTAGCACAAATTGAAAACTTAATGTCAGATTTTACATCAGTTAATAGAGATTCAGATCCTATTAATAATGTGGATGATCAGACAATTCAAGCTGAAAGAGAAAGATTATTACAATCTCTAATAGGAAGATATTTATCTATAGGAAATGCTCATGGCGGTAAACCTATAAGAAGAGGATACAACATGGGAGCAGGGCCAGCTGGTGATTACATAGATGAGAACGTACAGATGTCAGAACAAATTAATACACCTCAAGGAGACATGAGTATGACTGAAGATGTTAATGTCTTGGGCGAAGATCCAATGGCAGCCGGTGCAGGTACCGCCGATGGTGAACAAGATGTTTATAAATTATTAAGAGATAGACTTCCTGAAGAAATTCCAGATGATGTCGTAAGACTAATTGCTTATAACCCAGATGCCTTTGCTGACTTTGCTAGCATTGAATCACAAGAAGATATAATGGCATTCAATCAAACTTATGGCGTTGAATTAGTTCTTAACACAGATCAATTATAGGAGGTCATATGGGCGTCTCTCTATACGAAAAACATTGGGGAAAAAAACCTCCCTTTCAAAAACCAAAAATTAAAACAGAATTACAAAGTCAACCAATACCTAAATTGGATGACGAGACTTTAAGAAAAATAAATAAATTACCAGCTACAGAAAGAAAGAAGATCCAACGTTATTATCATATCTTTGCTAATGATACTTCAGCTGTTGATAAGTATGTAGATCAACTTACAACCGAAGGAAGATCAGATATTAAAAATTTCCAAAAGTTAATTAACAAAAAAGATAAAAATAAATATTCAGATTATAATTACATGGGTAAAAAAACTTACGACATGATGTATCGTAAGGATTCCCAGTCAGCCAAAGATTCTTTTCAACAAATGATTACGCATCCTACGATGCAATTACCCGTAGGAATAAGTACAGGAATATATAACACCCTAGCAGGGACCGCGGAACTTGGAGCTGCACTATCAGATTTAAATTTAGGCACAGACTTATTATCTAAAGTTGAAAAATCATTACCCGCTATTGATCTCATGGATATCTATGGAGACCAAGCCGGATCAGTTGCTAAGTTTACTTCAATCCTAGTTCAGTACGGAATAGGTTGGGGAGTAGCTAGAAAAATTGCGACTAAAGTTATAGGAAAAATAGCCAAAAGAAAAATAGCTCAAAAGGTTGGAGGAAAATTATCTAAGATTGCTATCCCTTCACTCACAGGAACTAAAACTGGATTAGATATTGCAAAGTTTGGTGGCTACTGGGTATTACCCGCAGCGCTAGGAGATGCAATGGTATCGCATCAAAAAAACGTCAGCATGGGAGATGTCTTTGGTAAGACAGAAGCTGAAGGTGGAAATAAATTACAACAAATATTAGCTAATTCAAAAACAGAATCATTAGAAGGACTCTCTGGTAAAGAAAGAGCAGCAGCTATCTTAAGAAACAAATTAGTGTTTGCTAAAGAAGGAGCAGCTTTGTTTGGAGGTATGACTTTAGTAGGACCTTCATTAAAAGGAATAGCAAAAACAACAGGGAAAGTTTTAGGGGGACACACAGTAAAAGCAGGAGAAAAAGCAGGAACTTTATCAGCTATTAAAGGAGCTGCAGGTATGGGAAAAGGTAAAGAATTATTTCACATTCCTGGAGCTGGAGATATAATTTATGGAGGAGGCTCTAAAATATTAGCAGCGGAAACTCCAAAATCTTTTGGTAAGTTTGGTGGCATAGGATTAAGTTCCGCATTCAGACTAGCAAGAAAAGGTTGGTCTAAAGGATTAACTAAATTAGGAATCCCTAGAAGAGAGCTATGGAAATTTTCTGATTACTTTGGAGAAAGTACATGGGAAAGTTTTAGAAGAGGGATTGATGACTGGGTTATGAGTCCTTTAAGTCCTAACTGGAAATACAATAAACAAAGTGCTAACTCATTAAGACAACAACAAAACGCAGTAAGAAGAGTTAAAAAAGATTTTGATAGTTGGACAAAAAATCTTGATAGAAACATGTATGGGTTAGTTAAAGCTAGCGCCGGAGATATTTTATTTTCAACACGAACATCTACAAGAGCTATGGGATATTGGAATGATGTCATGAAATTTATGAAAGGTGAGATCAAATTAGAAGCTCTTCCTAAATCTTTAAGACTTGGGTCACGAGCAATCAGAGATATGATTGATAAACAAACAGAAAAACTTCAACCTATTATTAGGAACATGGATGTTAGAGATGAACTTACTAAAAATATGGGTAGGTATCTCCACACAAGTTATGAAATTTTTAAAAATTCTAAATGGAGAGCGGACTCAGCAACTTATAAACAAGGAGTTGATTATTTTGTAAACTTATTAAAACAAAGCTCGCTTAGATATAAAACCGCTGCTAAAGGAAGTGCTGATTACAAAGAGCTATTAACTAAAGCTAAATTAAAAGTAGCTGACATCATGAAGATTGGAAGAAGAGAAGGAACTACTCCAGGCATGAGACTAAAAGAAATTATGAACAACGCTGCTGAAATAAAAGTACCTGCTAACATCTTTAGAGATATTAAAAATGTTCCAGAAGAAATTGCAAATCTATTAGGAAAAGTAAGAGATCCTAAAAATGTTATTCTTGATACGTTAGTAGAGCAAGCTCATACTATTCATTCTTACAATGCCTATAGACAACTTGCTGATGATGGATTAGGTAAATGGATTTTTAAAAACGAAGCAGAATATGTAAAATTTATTAACAAAAATAATATAAAAAATCCAAGAGGGTTAGAACCTATTACAGTTAAGAAACCTTACAACTTAGATCTTGAAGATATTTTTAAAAATAAAGATGGAAGTCCAATGTTAACTATCCCTGAAATGGCTAAGTCTATCGGAGATACTACATTATTAATTGATACTGTTCTTAAATTTCCTTTCTATAAAAGTTTGCTAGCTTTTAAAGCAGCAACTCAAGTTAACAAAACCGTTTTATCTTTAATGACTCAAATGAGAAACGTATCTACAGCGTCTATGTTTGCTATGGCTAATGGACATGTAGGAAGGGGAGCTTCTGTTGCAGATAACTTTGAAATGTTATGGAAAGACATGGTAGGAAAAACAGATGACCCTAAAAAATTAAGAGAACTTTTAGCCGAAGCACTTGATGCTGGAGCATTAGATTCATCTACAGTTGCAACTGAATTAGAAAAATTAATACCTGAACTAATGGGGCCCAGCAAAGTTCCATACAAAATAGATATAACAAAAGGAACCGTTACGGGCAAGACTGTAACTGATTTTGCAAACGCTGGTGTAGTATCTGATGAAATTTTTTCTAGACTTTTAACTAATAAAGGAATGATTGGAAAGGTAGTACAAAAATCTATTGAAGCTTACCAATTAGGAGATAACGTTTGGAAATTATTTGGTTATCAATTTGTTAAATCACAATTAAAACCTGCCTTTAGAAATATAGATGATGTTAAAACATATTTTAGAGAAGTAGAAGGTTATGAATTTAATCCTTTCAAAGTAGGATCAACAACAGCAGGCAAGAATGGACAGAATTTAAAAACAGTTGACGATGCTCTTAAGGAAGTAGCAGGGCTACAAATTAGAGATACTTATCCTAACTATTCAATGGTTCCTAGAGCTATACAAACAATTAGAAAAATACCTATGATTGGAAACTTCGTAGGGTTTACTTCGGAAATGTGGAGAAACTCTTATGAAATTTTAAGAAGAGGAACAGCAGAAATGGCTTCAAGCAATCCATACATTAGACAGATGGGAGCAAGGAAATTAATTGGATACTCAACTACTATAGGAATGGCCACTCCTATTGCTTATAAAATAGCAAGGGACATGACAGGAGTTACTGAAGAAATGATGGATGCATACAAAGAAAGTTTTGGAGCAGACTTCCAAGAGGGTCACACGTTAATACCAATTACTAAACAAGATCCTATTACTAAAAAATTTAAAGCTGTAGACGCAGATAGTTTACATCCTTATTCCGATGTACAAATGCCATTTAAAATATTTATGGAGACTTGGCAAGGGGGTAAGAAGACAGATCAAAGTACACTCGGATTGTTTAGAGAATCTATGATTAAATCTGCTAAGAAAATTATAGAACCTTTTATAGATCCTTCTATTATGTGGGAAACATTTGGAGGCGGACCTGGATTTAAAAGAGGAGAGATTTGGCCTGATAAAAATGGAGTAGCAAAATCTAAGAGCGGACAAACAATAGCCGACTGGGTAAATGATCAAGATCCTTGGAGCAGAACACTATATTATATTTATTCAAAAATTCTTCCTACTACATTAAAAAGTGGTGAGAAAATTTGGAAAGCTTTTAATGGACAAGTTAGTAAAAGTGCCATTGAATATGATCCTATGACTGAGATAACTGCAACAATGGCTGGTATTAGAATGTTAGAGATTGATGGCTTCAAAAGTATGAAATATAGAATAGGAAATCTCGGTGGTCAATTAAGTAACGCGAGAAAAGTTTGGATTAATAGAGCAATTAGTCCGGCAAACTTAATGGAAGATTTAAACAGAATAGAAAATGGTTTATCTCCTATAGGAATTAATTCAGAATTTAATAACTACCAACAAAATAGATATAGAATATGGTCGGACGCCTATAAAGATATTGAAAATTTAAGAGCACTAAAGTATACCGAAGCTCAGATTAGAGATATGATTTTAGGTCGTAGAACATTTTCTAAAATTGAAGCTAATCTATTGATGTTAGGAAGATATCAACCTGCAGAAGTACCTAAAATTACTTTTTTAAATAACAATGGATTCATTTCACAAATTAAAGAAATTAATAGAGGACAAGGAACTTTTTATACTCCTAATCAATTTTATAGTGCGTTAGATTTATACAATATTAAAAATGAATGGGCAGCCATACCTTTAGGTTTAGATCCCAACAAAGTAGCTCAAGAGATAGGAGTACCTTTTGATATTAGACAAAAAGAAATTAAAAAAGACGTTGAAGGATACGATGATGTTATTCAACAACAAAAATTAGAAAACGAAGAGAGAAACCAGAAAATGCAAGAGGGATATAAAAAAAGTGTTGATGATCAACAATCGTCCGCACCGATTGGAACCCCTCCTCTTGAAACTGAAATTTTCACCGCGTCGCGCGTATATCCTACTAATTCTGGGAGTGTAGATCAAGCTACGGGCTTGACAGGTACACAAGAAGCGGTATTAGATCCTCTTGAACAACAAATAGCCAAAAGACAAAATCAAGGTTTAGGAAGTTTAGCGTAATATGAGTTTAACACCAAATTTTAGCTTAATAGAGCTTACAAAGTCACAAACAGCCGAAAGAAAAGGCATAGATAATACCCCTAGTACCGAGCACCAGGAAAACCTGAAATCGCTCTGTGAGATGATCCTACAGCCAATTAGAGACCACTTTGACTGCGTAGTAAGCGTATCTAGCGGATATCGCTCTCCAGAAT